TTGGTTGCTACCGACTTGTCTTAAGATCATTTTAGAATGCCTTTTGGTTTACTTTTACATTATAAGGGACGGATTCACGGTGATGGGGATTCAGTGTGCCAGTAATATTAGTGTCCACTGTGGGGATCCACACGCTGCATATGCATTATAATGGAATCAGTTAACAAAGACTATGCAAACCCACTCAATCACCTTAGGTCTAAATATCGGATCTGAAGGGAAGGTTACTAACCAGATGTGGTTGCAATTCCTAGAAACTGAAATTGTAACTCGTCTAGACTATGCCACTATCACCGACGCAATCGGCATATATAAGGGCACGGTGGAAAAGAGTAAAATCATTTCAGTGACAGTTGACGAACGTACAACTGGATCATCTCAAATCATTGAAAATCTTAAACAGGTCGGGCAGACCTATAAAAGGCAATTCAGACAAGAAGCGATCCTCTACCAAAAAACAGAGGTCCCGACTCTCGAATTCGCATAAGGCAGAAGTGGGACGGGTGGGACTACTCACCCTCCTATTATACCTTGGATGGTGAATGTTAACAATTGTTTCAATCATCGTCCCTAACCTTTTTTTATACTTCATAGCATGTATAATAAAGGTATGAACAAAACAACTAACGCCATGTTTGACAACACTCTAAGACCCTACTATCAAGGTCGAGTTTTAATGAACGACAACGCATTAAACGATCCAATTTTAATTGCAGTCCTTGACGAAATGGCACTTAGAGATTTTAAAGACAGACCCCAACCGAACGGGGGAACATGGTATATAAGCGATCGTCACTAGATCGCTTGGGCGTAGATCTCGCTTCGGCCAATTCTTATAAGTCCCAACCTATGCACAGGGCATGGGTGACCTCATTCTTATAATAGGGTCTAACTCCATTATAAGCTGGAAAAGGTCTTTAAGTCGAACCTCCTGTGCCACTAATTAAACTGTCCACTTCATGCTTACATGGGGTGGATTTTCTTTTATAATATGAGTAACAAAGCAATTAAAGCAAACATGACTTTAACTCTTCAACAAGAACTCAACACCGAAAGACCAACAGGTCAATACAACGGATGGGCAAACTGGACAACTTGGAACTGTGCCTTATGGATTCAGAATGATGAAGGACTTTACAGGATCGCTAGGTCAGTTGATTCTTACTTCGATTTCATCATCGAAATGCAAGAATTCGACATGCTAAAAACTCCAGATGGTGCAAGTTGGACAATGGCAGACTATGACGAGATGAGCGATTTAATCAATGAATTGTAAATCTTTATTACAACACCTCGTCAATACTATAGACGGGGTGTTCATCAATGCTATAATTAGTACATACAGAAATTCACTTGAACAAATGAACAAAACTACTTGGGCAGTTCAACCAACATCATGGGGAAACGATCTTAGAGTATGGGCAGATCATGCTACTACTTGGGAACAAATCGAAGATCTTGCCCTAAGCATGGCAGAGGACATGATGGAAGAAATGACCATTTTTAAAGTTGGTTCCGTTTCTTCTTTCAAATGGACGACAAGGGGATAAGCACCCCGTCGAATTATAAGTCGTCTAATTATTCACTCTTTCTATTCATCACATGACACGCACTCTCATTTTAATTCTTGCCATTCTTTGCGTTGGACAAAACACATTTGCTAGAACACAGATAAGCAATGTGCTAGACCTAACAAGTGACGTAATAAGACCTAGTTCATACTAGGTCTTTTTTATTACCCCGTCGAATTATTAGGTCGGTCTATATATCGCTATATGTGCCTATTATTGTGCATATATAGCGATTGATTTTTTGGTATATACACAGGCATATAATAATACATATATACTACCCCGTCGAATAGTTAGGGCGGGCTATATATGCACATATATACGCAATATACACATATATACAGGATAATTATTTGAGGTATATTATATGCACATATAATACATATATACTACCCCGTCAATAATACAGGGCGGGCTATATATGGCATATATGCACACATATAATATAATATACTCAAATAATATATTGATATAATATATGACACATATAATACTGTCACATATAATATACACACACATATAATATACACTATAATATGAGTACACATATATACATGCCTTATGCACTCACTATCTAATGACACATATGAGTCATTGATCAATGATCAATTCATTAAAGATCATTTTACATTCATTGATTACTCATCATTAGAAGAGGAACGCGAAGACAGAGGATATTGCCCTTGCTGTTGCTCACCCCCTGAGCAGTAGGGCACCAGGCAGTCGTCGCCCCCCGTCCGTTTTTGGGCGGTGCCCGTAGCTTAACTTCCCTAGACAATCTAAGCTATAAAGTCTTGCATGAGCGAGCGAGGATTCAAAAATATAATTTTTCAAAAAAATTTCCCCCAGTAAAAAACTATGAAAACCTTTGATGTAGAAACAACAGTCACATATAAGACATGGGTGAGAGTTGATGCAGATAATGAGTATGCTGCCCAGAAACGTGTGAACGACATGGCATGGGACATGACCGCAATACAGTATCAGACCATGGAGAAAGCAGAAGCAACTGGTACAGTCAGAGAGTGCCCTGAGTGAAGACCATATATTCTGATAAGGACGCAAAGGTATATCTCTTTGAGAATACCAATGAACCGAACCATCCCTCCGATGGTATGGTAAAAGCCGCCCTAAGAGATTTTCTTTCCAGAGTTCCTCTGGATTGTAAGAAACCAGTAACGTTACATTGGAATAAATCAGACACTAGCACATATGCTGTTGTTGCAGTATCCTCGAAGGAAGTAGGAGTAGATATTGAGTATATGAAAGAACGTCCTTATGAAAAGATATCTCGGAGATACTTTCATAACTTTGAGGTAACTGATGACAAGGAGATCTTCTATGATCTCTGGACAAGGAAAGAAGCATGGACAAAGAAGAAGAAAGGAAAGATTGCAGAGAACATGAAAGAGTTTATGTATACACCAACAGCAAGTAGACGTATAGAGAAATATCACGGTCAATTTATACCTTTAATCGAATTACCTCCCAATTGTGTCGGATATCTTTGCATTTGACAATGTGTTGGTTTGATGATATAATATATACTAGATACCACCAACTAAACGCAAATGAAGTACGCTCTCTATGATCAGAAAGCAAACTTGCAGGGAACCTTTGTGTCTCTCGAAGAGCTCCGTGCATTTCTGGGAGATCTAAAGTATGAAATGAAATGCGATAGGGATTTCCATGACACTTTTGATTACATCAATGCGATTGGATGGAGGTTTGATATTATTCAGTCAAAATAGGAGGATCCATGTCAGGCGATTGCAAAGAACAACCGCATATCTACTACACTGAATATGGTAGAAAAACACTTGAAGAGTATTACGTAACTCAGATCAACACATTAAAAGAAGAGGTTGAGACACTTAAAGAACTCTGTAATTACTTAGAAAGCAAAGTAAAAACTCATCACACAATTTTTACAAACTATGAGCTCTCATTTATCAAACGAAGAACTTCTCGGTAGAATAGAAGCACTCGAAGAAAAAGTCAGGAAGTCTAACCTGATGATGAGACGACCTGGTCATCAGGAATATGAGAAATTGGTCGATATTGTATGCGACCATGAAATAAGATTAACTAATCAGAAGTCCTCAGAGAGGGTTTCTGAGTTGTCTGAGATTGACGATACAAACTGGTAAAAAATCGCGAGTCCTAAACAAAGGGGCAAAAATCGCGTCGTTAGTCTCTAAATATTCTTTACGTAAGTATAAACATGCTAGGACTGGAATCACTGGAAGGAGAATTTGTTATCCGAAAGGATGGGCAACTCATAAGGCATACGAAAGCCAGAGACCTACCTGCCGAATTCGATCATCTTATTAAATTTGCTCCGAATTCCCCACCACCTCCACATACTGTTAATGACCACGTGGAGATGAGTAAATATGCAGACTACTTACAGGAGTTAATGTCAAGGGAGACTAAATGACCTATCCTGCCCCAGATAAGATACCATACGATTCATGGTTTGATGATAATATACCAAAGGCACAGTATGGAAGTCTTCAATGTTGGATAGAGAATGAAAAGACGAAACCATGGACGAATGCATACGATATGACCATACATAGTATTATGTACCAAATAGCAGAAAAGAACGGATTGATAATAGGAGGAAGCGAATGCCAGCAGTCACACGTATAGGGGATGCAGATGTAACCCATTGTTCTGGTATGACTAGGGCACAGGGTTCTTCTGATGTCTTCTGTAATGGCATAGGCATCTCTCGACAGGGAGATAATAATACAGGACATTTATTACCAGGTTCTCCTTGTCCTGGCCACTCTGCACCAATTGCAACAGGTAGTACAACCGTATTTGTAAATGGCAAAGGATGTGGTAGAATAGGAGATGGAATATCTGGTTGCACTTCTGTGGCAGCTGGATCAGAAAACGTATTTGCAGGTTAATTATTATGGCAATGAGATATAATACAGGAGTACCTACTATTGAGGCAACTCCTAAAAAGACAAGACAAGGTAAAGGGTCACATACAAAGTACTCTGCTACCTCTCGTAACAAGGCAAAAAAGAAATATCGTGGCCAAGGCAAATAGAATCATAGATGGCAAAAGAAATGCCAACATTCCCGTAGATATGAGCGATCATTTCTACGATTATGGGAATGAGTATTGCAGATATCTTATTACAGATCCACGTAGCGATAAAGGGTTCACAAAAAAGTCACAAAAAGAAGTATAAATATACCTGAGGTTAACAATTGCTGATTTGTGGCATTAATATCGAAGTCGTTTCGTGACTTCAGCTTAACATTTGAAAAGAATGCAGTGACAAACGATGTGTTGGCACTGAACAATGAAGCAGCAATTAAAGAAGCAGTCAAAAATATTGTTTTTTACAACTTTTATGAAAAACCTTTTGATATGGCATTCGGTGGTAACATCATTGGATTGCTATTCGACAATTATACACCTAACGATGCACAAAAGATTAAGCGACGCTTAAAGAGGGCAATTAATACTCATGAACCCAGAGTGGCAGTATATGAGATTAAGACGAAGTGGACTGAGGATCGTAATCAGTTAGATGTAAGCGTTGCATATGTTATTATGGGTATACCACCAACTTTTGATTCCATTAGTATAGCATTTAAACCATA